CACATACACTTTTTAAGGAAAAGAAATGACAGACTTTACACCAAAATTGCCCGAAGTTAAATTTAACAAAAACGGCTATGAACTACGCACAGATATCTTGGCTATGGCTAAAGATATGGTCCAGAATGAATACAGCATGAAATTTCATGGTTGGGAAATGTCAGCCGAGCGTGACCCAAAGACTAATCAAATCGTTAGCACTGTTAAAATGCCTGAGTTCCCGGGTCTAGACAAGATCCTAGAAACTGCTGAAAAGATGTATGGCTTTGTAAATCAAGGCACACAATCTAAAAAGTAATATCTATTAGATAGAATCAAAAGCCCCGAAAGGGGCTTTTTTAATAACTGGTATTATGATAAATAACATATGCAGAAATATTCTATACTCACAATTAATGGCTCAAGTGGCCCCGTCATTGCAGATATCTTTAACCAATTGGAACTAGTTAGTGAATATAATAACTATAGACGATTAGAAGATGATGAATCTGCGGTTATTATCTCTTATCAACATGGTACATTTGCTTGGGTAATGACAAGTCATTTCTTAGAAAATATATTAAAATCATATAACGAAGGAGACACTTCAATATTTGACGCTTGGGAAGAGCATTGGATTGGACCAGACGTTATTACTAGTCCATTAGAAATTACTCCAGAAACGTGGGCCACTCACGTAATACGCTCATACGAACATATTGGTAAATATGCCCCATTAAATGGATTATATGAAGAAATTGAAAAAGTAATTGAAAATCCTAATGTTGTTGAGAGATACAATATTGAATTAGAACAGTTAATATCTGATCCTGAATCAGTATTAGAACAAATCGGAGAGATAACCGGTAAAGATATTACTGATATCAAAGGTGAGTTTCTAGCAAACTGGACCGCAACAAAAGAAAAAATGAAACCGTGGATGGATGCTATCATAGCAAAAAACAACGGGAAAACAGACTTGACAATAAATCACTTTGGGACTATAATACAGATTACAGTTTAAAAACAGGTGATCTATGTCAGAAGCCCGCGACTTGAACAACATCAAGTTCATCCAAGAAACTCTCGCCGAGCAAGGTGTTGCAGGATTTCGTTCTTGGTATACTAAGCAAGAAGTATACATTCAGGAATATGTTGTAAATTTACTACAAATGTATTCAATTGAGGTGCTAGACCTAGCACAAACATTGTCAGGTTCCGTTCAGGAAGCTTCCGATGCACTCAATAAATTTCGTCTAAATTCATCCAAAATTTGACAATAAATCACTTTGGGTATATAATAGAATCTTAGACAGTTAAATAAAGGACATTGAAAATGACTAAGCAAGATTTCACATTGTACGCATACAAGGCTGACAAACGTTCTAAATCCGGTGAGAAACTGGTAAGTACCCGTGTTCTGAAGGACATGGATGAAAAGACCATGCAAGCTATTGTTGAAGTCGGTCTCACTATGAACCCTAACTTTCGTTTTGAATACTTTCCTACTATGGTCACAGTCAAGAACCTGATGACTGGCAAGGATGTTCAAATCGACCGCGATACTCCTTGGTCTTGCAACCCTGCTAGCGAATCGTACTGGTCAAATTAATTTGACAATAAATGGGCATTGTGCTATAATAGAATCTTAAACAGTCAAGCAACAGGAGTTAGAAATGAAAGCATTAACAGCATATTTGGTTCGTAAAAACGCTTACGGTACAATCTTTGGTGCCAAAGAACTTACTTTGAACAATGCAGTTGACCGTCAAAAGATTGCCGATAGTATTGATTGTGACTTGAGTCCCGAGAATTTGACTTGTGATGGTGAACTGCCCCGTAGTCTGGTTCAGAAACGCTATAAGGAATTGACAATGGCGGCAAAAGAATTGCAAAAGTTGGATCCATCTGTTAAGTTTTACGAATTCGCTTAAGGAGTAAACATGCCAGGATTTGTTGACGTTAGTGGTATGACATACGAAGATGTTCGCCGCATGGGTCATGCTGATGACTACGATGAACCCCGTCCCGTGTATTGGAAACGACCAGTGACCTCTACTCCCCGTGTTAAACAAATTGGTTACACCACCGACGATGTGTTTGCGGCATCATGTACTGCACAACGAATCAACGGTACGTACATCAAGGCAATCGCACCCGGTATCACACAGAAGACCAATCGTCAACTCGCCGAGGAAGCACTCAAAGACCCAACACTAATTACCGATGTTGACCGACAGCAAGGTGAGTGTGTTCGCAAGTATTACAAAGGTCTTACGTTCAAGGTTATTGAAGGCAAGGCATTGACTGACTTTGCAAAGAACGCAATGGAATTTGCTACTAACGATATGATTACTAGCACATACCAACTTGCGGTTGTTGTAAGTCTTCCACAAAGTTACGAAAAGTCTGCAAAGCGTGATAATGTTGACCGCAGAATTCAATGGGCTCGTGGTGGTTTTGTTGGTAATCTTGCTGATAAGGTAACTCTTAACATTGAGGTTGTAAAACAATTGTGGAGTCAAAAGTGGAATACTTGGTACATCACCGGTATCACTATTGAGGATCAAGTTGTTTTCTTTGCTCACAAAACACAGTATGACGTTGGTACTATGCTCACCATTCAAGGTGTTGTCAAAGGTCAACGTGATAATTCAACTCAACTTAGCCGTGTAAAGGTATTGTAAAATGAATTTTATTTATGGTGTAATTTTTGGTATTGTTATCGCAACTGTAGGCTTTAGCGGCATCGCTAGAATGGCTGACAAGGGCGTAGATAAGATTAAAGAAGTAACACAGGAACAGGTGAAATAAATGGGTCTAGATATGTATGCTTATGTTGCCGGCAGAAAAGGTCAACAAGATGAATTTAATCAAACTGCTGAGTTGGATGCAACTACTAATGAGTTTGTAAGCAAGACAGTTACCAAGCCTGTAGAACTTGCTTACTGGCGAAAGCATCCTTCATTGCATGGTTGGATGGAACAACTTTGGCAGAGGAAAAATCCCGAAGATATGTCTACATTCAATGGTGTTGAACTTGAACTAACTTGGGAAGATATTGACGAACTTGAACAAGCGGTTCGTCATGGTCAACTTCCATTCACTGAAGGATTCTTCTTTGGCAAGCCAGCAGACAATGCTTATTACGAAGAAGACCTCAAGTTTTGTCTTAACGCTAAGGCAGAATTGTTCTTGGGTCTGAAAGTGTTTTACAACAGTAGCTGGTGATGAAAGTCTATCAAGTTACTGGCTATCCAAAGAATCATTATTTTGTCAGGGACTTTCAAGAGTTTCTGAACATAATGGGTTGGATGATGGAAAACGATGTGGGCTACTTACACGAATCCAGCAGCCTGCATGGTTATGGATTCAGCATTAAAAAGAATTTTGAATGGTTTAGTCTAAAATGGTTGTGAGATACATTACAAACAAATACAATTCAATTAAGCTACCGTATAGCGAAGAAATGCTAGAGTGGCTGTTGGTAAATTATCCTAAATCAGAATACAGAAAAGTTGAACATAATGGCTAGTAAATATTCAAAAGACCAATTTAAAGCAGACGAAATTCTATTGGAGAAAATCTATCGTTTTGCCGGCTACAAAAAAGAACATTTACCTGGACTAACAAAAGCTGTCAGACAAGGTGATCTTGCTATGGAGTCTATGGTTGAAAATGCAATTTCACGTACAGGAAAAATTGAACGAACAACTGCACCCGGTATGGATTTCGTTGACGGTAGCGATGCTAAGAAAGTTACGGTAGTAAATCAAGGTACTATCCGTGATCCTAATCGCGGTGCAGGATTTAGTTCCAAGAACAAAAAAGGTATTCTACGTGTGGTTGTTGTTGACCCGATGGTAAACGATGTATTCTATTTTAAGATTCCTCCTTCATTTTATATAGGCGTATCACAGAAGCGTAGAGAAACTAGCCTTCGTATCCGCTTTAGTAAGAACGGTGGAAAACCACAACGATTAATTCCAAATAGTACTAGTGCGGAATTATGGTCGTATGAAGTTAAATCGTTTGCCGAGTTGTGTAAATAAACATGCTCAAAAATTTTATCATCACTCTCCTAGCTATCATAGTCGTTCTCTTCTGGATCAAAGATGACTCCGATGAAGAATATGATCCCGAAGGTGTTATCATTGAATACAACTGTAAAACATTGGATGAGTATGAAAACATACCTCCTGAAGTTGTAGCAGAATGCCGCAATCGCACAACTCACTTTATTAAACCCACAGTATAACATTATGTCTATCTTATATCGCATCAAACCAACTGACAAAAAATCAATTGAAGCATTCTATGATGTATTCAAACGAATGCCTGATGGTAGTATTAAAGGTTGGAGTGTAACTGAAACTTATCGCTGGGGTCAAGGGTTTGTTGAAGACATAGATGAACTACCCTACAGTGATGACAGTGAACACAATGTAGATCCTACTATTGGTTGGGGTTGCGAACTTGAAGACCTTTGTGCAGTGTACTTTGAGTTTGATGAATCGTTTTCTGATGAAGAAAAAGCCGAAGTTGAACAAGCATGGGAAGACGGTGGTGCAGGATGGTTGTACGACGGAGAGCATGATTGGGAAGTAGAAGACGATAGTATTACTATTTTGGGTCCGTTTGTGGTTGACAAAATAGACGAAGATGTGTATAATGAGAGTATTGAAACAGTAGAACTTAAACAGCGTCCACCTTTTGTAGCAACAACAGGGTGGCCATTTGGAGATAAAGAATAATGTCAGCAAGTTGGATTAATAAACTAAACGAATCAGATAGCCGTCTTCACAAAGAGGACGTTCTTAAACAAGCACTAGAGGCTACTGTTCTCGGTAGCACAAATGCACAAGTATTTCTTGGCTTTCTTAAAGCCTGTTACAATCCCTATGTAACATTTGGTGTCAAACAAATCCCTGACACAGTTGGCATCGTTAATGCTGAAAACCCCTGGAGTGAATTTAATGACCTATTGCTTGATTTGAGTTATCGCAAGTTGACTGGTCATGCCGCACGTGATGCTATTCAAGAAATGGCAGAGCGGTTCAATAGCGAAGAATGGAATACATTCTGTGCTCCTGTCATGCGTAGAGACATGCGGGCAGGTATTTCATCTACTACAATCAATAAGATTGTCAAAAAGACTGAATACGAAATCCCAATCTTTGGTTGCCAACTAGCAACTAATAGTGAAGGTCGTCCCGAGATGAAGGGCAACAAACGTCTTGAGCCTAAGCTTGATGGCGTTCGTGCGTTGTTTGTTGTTATTCCTAGCGATGACGGTGAAGTGACTACTATCTGTTACAGCCGCAATGGCAAACAGTTTGACAATTTCAGTCACATTGAAGAACAGATTCGGGATAATTTTACTACGATTGTTCGTGCTTGTGTAGGTGCCGATCAAGGTCGCAGTTTGATTAATGGTTTTGTACTTGACGGTGAGGTGATCGGTAATACATTTCAAGAACTGATGCGACAAGCACGCCGTAAAAGTGACGTACAAGCCGATGACAGTGTATTCAATATCTTTGACATTGTTCCACTAGAAGACTTCCGTCGTGGTCACTGGAACGCACAATTGCGTAAGCGTATTGCATTACTTGATAATATGCGAGCCGTGATTCACAATATGCCTAACGTTGAACTATTGCCACATATCATGGTTGACCTTGATACTGCGGCAGGTAAGGATCAACTTGAGAGGTATGCTAAGGACAATGTGAACGCAGGGTTTGAAGGCATTATGATTAAAAACATGGAAGCCCCATATCAGTGCAAGCGTAGTACTGACTGGATGAAATGGAAGCCAACATTAACTGTAGACTTGGAGGTCGTGGGTGTTGAAGAAGGTACAGGACGTAATGTCGGGCGTTTGGGAGCACTTGTTTGCGCCGGCGTTGACGACGGAAAAGAA